GGCTTGGATCTGTAATCTTTTTGGTCCATTTTGTAAGTAGTCAGCTATAGCATACTGTGCTCTTGTGGGAGAAGGTAGATCAAGTTGAGACCACAGGGCTTGTAGGAACAACTTGAAATCTTCTTGTAATGCGGTTAAAGGATCGGTCATTAATGCCTATCTGACACGTTTGTTCTACCACCATGCCATCTGTAACTAGGTTCATATTCACCTGATTTTAGCTTTCTAATTAAATCAGCTTGTTGACGTGCTTTTTCTGCATCAGATAAAGGTGTATAAGCTATCAGCAGTTGTTTTAATTTCTTTGATTCTGCTTTTGTTATAGTACCTTCTTTCTTTTTAATTTTAAGTTTGGCTAGTAATGAGAGTGTTTTTGATTTTGCCATGGTTAGTTAATTCCTAAGTCTTTTTTAGTTAATGGAGGTTTAATAAACGTTAAATCTTCTACATTGGCAGTACCTCTTGGTCCTCCCATTAATTCTTTAAGTTTAATTGCTTGTCTTCTTAAATCGACAATATAGTTTTGCATTACTCTCATTCTAACTTCAACTGGAGCATCAGGAGATATAATAGGAGGAGTATCTAAACCATGTTTTTTTAACCACACATGTAATTTAGCGTTATGTATATTACCTAATTTATGTTTAACGGTACCAGGTACATCTATTAAATTATTCAAAACATCCCCAAATTCAGCATCAAATGTCTTAGCATATTTTCTAAGTTTTTGTGCATCTTTATATGGAAGGTTATAATATATTGGATAAGATGTATTAATACCAGATTTATGATGTCTTGCACCTTCTGGTTGAATTTTCATATCTTTAAATTGAGAACGTGGTTCTGTTAAATCACGTACAACAATTTCTTTAGATGCTTTTCTAGCCTCTTTATCTCTTTGTACAAGTTTTTTTATACGTTCTTTATCTAATATATTCCCTGCTTTTTTCTCTGCAAGTTGAAATTCTTTATAAGTACCAGGACCATGGATTTTTTCATAAGCCTGTTTTTCTAAAAGTCCTTTAGCTAATAATTTGTTTCTTTCAACAGCTTTTTCCTGTAATAATTTAGTTTGATCCCATCTTTTTTCCGCAGCTTTACGTAAATCACCAGTTAAACCTTTAAGTGCTTGTGCTTTAGTAAGTTTTTTATATTTTGGATTAAATACAGCTTGAACCGCTTCTTCAGTAACATTTTTCATTAGATGGGGTGTTTTTAAAGTACGTTTGATAGCTTTAGCTTCTCCACCTGGGCCTGGTATTAAAGTACTTAATGCCATAGTTGAGAGCAATGGATCAAAATTTAAGTTTTCTTCTAAAAACTCAGCACCTTTTTCAACTGCTACTTCTTCTGCTTTGTTGTAAAGTTTACTTAAACCTCTAGTAGATCCAAAGCCATCCATTGCATATGAAAGAACTCTACCTGTAGTATTTAACCAAGGGTTATCTTTAGGTAAAGCATCCATAGCTTTATAAACTTGTTCACTAACTCTAGATCCTAATAGTCTTTCTTCGTTCCAATCTATTTCTTTATCTTCTTGACCTGGTAACGGTCCTCCTATGTAAGACATAATTAACTAATATGTGTAAGGATCATTTGTTCCCTATCGGGTATTGTTCCAAAAGTAGCTCGCATCCATCCGAGCCAATTACTACTCCCCTTCTCCTGATTACATCTTCTACAGGCTGGTACAACATTCGTTGCAATATCTTCACCACCTTTAGATTTAGGTTTAACATGATCGATTGTAAGTTGATGTAATTCATAATTGTTTCCACAATAAACACATGTACAATTGAAGTGCTCTTTAACAGCTCTTCTCCAGAGCTTCTTAGCGTCAGGACTTGTCATGGTTATGAGATTGTATAAATAATGGTTAGGGGTTGGTAGTAGTGGGGTCATATATTATTTACGACCCCTGTTTATTTTAAGACTTTCGGCTTTGTACGATCCGTTAGATTGCTTAGATGCATCACGTTTATCGCCTACCTTTAAACCAAGTCTTTTTCTTTCACGGTAATGTTTACGCTTGTATTCTTTAGAATGAGCATATTTACCGCCAGGGCTATTATCTTTTACATGCTTAGCACGAGACTTAGCATTTGTACGATATGTTTCAGTTGATGATTTTGCCATACATCCTTTGGTTTACTAGGTCAGGGTCTACTTTAGGTAATATATTAGCTAACTTATCTAATGGGTTTCCATCGTAAGCTACTCCACTAATATCATTTGTTTTTAACCATTCACATGCTGCTTTTAAATCTTGAGTAGAAGCTGTGCCACTTCTGACCCGTGATAGAAATTCTTCAGTGACGAGGCTATGTAATTCATTAAATTGGTCTTCAGTGGCTTTCTTCATTAGTCTTTAGTTCCTGGGAATAAGTTCTTTTTAATCAGTTCGACTGCCTTATCATCAATGGTGTTATCAGTAGATTCTGCGTATGCTTCTAGTAATTGTATAACTAGTTCCTTTACTGCAGATGAACTGAGGAATGCCATGAGGATGGGCTTGATAAGTACGATCATTTTTTCTTTTTGAATGGGTTGATGTTCCAAGATTTTTTATCTTTTTTGGGTGGTTCTATTGATTTTTTATAAGCAGATATAGCAATAACATCGCTGCACATGCTTTCTACTCTTGAGCCAGGTCTCAACATAAACCCTTTAGTTTGTAACTCTGCACATTTGAGAGCACGAACTAGCTCGTAGTCTAATCTCATCTTTTCTTCTTGCCTAGCAGCAATACTACGACATCTTTCTAAACCTCTCTTATCTAAGGGTACCATAAAGTTAACTTGGAATCCCCAGTTTTCAGCTAAAGTATAACTAGAAGGTTCCATTTTACCTTCATCTATATCCCAAGGTTTAGTATGATTGCCCATATAGAATGGGCTAAACGTCATAGTAGACCCATTACATGAGATATTAGGTCCGTAGTGCTGTCTTGATGGTGCTCCATTGTTCTGGAATTGCACCGCCTGATTGGTTACATTGCCTGTCGCAGCTGCTACTGGATTAGAAGTGTTATTAGTTTCACCTTCTTCAGCACGAACTGGTGCTATTGAGAGAAGACTGATAAGGAGACCGTAGTAGAAGTAGTGTCGATTTCTCGATCTATTTCTGTTACTTCTAATACTTGACTCGCTGCTCTTGTCACTATTTCTAATGAAAAGGGATCTCCATCTGTTTCTAAAGTGTAAATTGAATCTGTTGCTGCTAAGCCTCCCGAAGTAGCTGATGAATGAGTGATATTTTCTCCACTCCATTTGTTTAATGCAGACCCATAGGTTGTTGTAGTTATTTCTTCTACAATCTCTTGAGTCGTTGTCGTTGTACTGTTCATCGAACCCTGGGTGAAATTTGGGGTTACTAACTCTGCTCTCGCTACCGTGGGTGATGCCAGTAGGAAGAGTAAAAACCATTTGTTCATTCTTCCTTTTTCTTTGCCATAGGGCAGTTTGTTATACCTTTGTCCTTGTTGTTATTACCAGTAGACAAGCCAAATGTGGCAAGTGCTCCAGTAAACACCGAAGCTACGAACGTGATATCGCTGTTACCAGCTTTCTTAATCATAGGTAATTCTACGTAGTTCATTGTAATAATGAATCCACTCCAAACCACAACTCCAAGACGGACAAATGTACCTAAGATTTGGATTTGGTGTTCTTGGTCTTCTGCTGCGTCTTTAAGTTTCCCGAGGAGACCTTTTCCTTTCTCTTTTTCTTCCATGCGTCAATTTTAGCTTGTAGTTGTTTTTGAACTCTCTTTTTAATTGGTTCAAATAAAGATGAAGTAACAGACGTTGTTGCTACTGCTACGACAGCTGTTGTAACAGCAGTTATCACTACCGCAGGTTCGGGTAGTGGTATCTGTATATCTATAACTGGTATTTGTAATTTAGGTGCTTCAGGTTGTTCAGTTGTTTCTTGTTTAACGTCTTCAGGTGCCTCCAAATCACTTGGAGGTATAACCATAGGTTTATACGAGGGTATCCGAGCTGTAGGAGGTCTGAAGTAAAGTAGATCAGGTTTAGGTAGGTTTGCTCTAGGTAGATGAATATGCACTAGTCATTCCATCCACTATCTGTTTTTATGTAGAAATCATCTACTTCTGACCATGTACTAGCTGCTGTTTTGACATAAACATTAGTAGCTGTAGACCAAGTTGAAGCACCAGTTTTTACATAAACAACATTAGTGAGATTAACTATTGCACCAGCTGATAAAACATAAACTGGACCCCACGGACCAACGTGTTCTGTTACGTCTCCTTTACCTGCAACACGAACAGCTGGACCCCACGGACCTACATAATCAAGAGTTTCTACATTCGCCTTTGACGGTAAAGCCATTTATTCCTCCGCTTCTTCTTCTTCTGCTATTCTTGCCGCTTCTTCTGCTTTCAAAGCATCTTCTGCAGCTTTTGCAATTATATAATTAGCAGCTTTTTTTTCTGCTACCTGATTAACCTCTGAATCTGTTGGTTCAGAATCAAAACTATGATGAAACATTTTACCGTCTTCATTCTTAGCAGTAATCAACCAATCTCCAGCAGGTCTTTGTTCTTTTTGTTTAATTGTATAAGTCATTAAGCTTGAGAGATAGAGAGAGAATCAATCCAAACACAATTATCTGTATCTATAGAAGACATACAAGCTGTAATTGTTGCAACTCCAGCAATTGTAGGCGTAAAAGTTAATGTTAATTGGACCCATTCATCATCTGAATTACCATCAATCTCTTCAATAGATTGACTTATTGCATCAGCTGTTAATCCGATTGATCCGTTATATTGTAATAATGCTGCTAAAGCAACATGATCATTCTCGGAATGATACTCTCTTCTTCCGTAAGCAGTAACTGTTACTTGTGCATTAGCAGAAACAGCAACCTCTGCAAGTTTAAAATGTAAGGGAAAATCTTTATTTCTTTCTCTAAAAGTTGTCTCAGATAAAGCTGTATATTTCCATGAGTAACCAGAGCCAGATTGTGTTTGTGTGGAATCACTAGTTACAAGAGCATATGTATAATATAAACGATGATCATTAGCTGTATTATTATAATTTATAAAGGCAAACTGAGGTCTATTGTCTTGAGGGAATCCTTGGTCCAAATCTTCGCTTTCAAATAGAGTAAAATTAGGTCCAATTGTACAATTATTAAAAGACATAAAATGATTCCAATCTTCGCCATGAGCTAATACAAGATCTTTAAAAGTACATTTAGCAAATTCAATTCTTCCAGTTCCTACAGCATAATTACCACTGTCTCTTAACAGTCTTGCAGCACCTGATGGTATTCCTTGAAATGTACAATTTACAAAAGACCACTCACCATTATCACACGATGCATGATTTACAGCAGTACTAAGAAAAGTACAATTTTTTAAAACAACACTTCTATTGTATGCATTTGTTTCAAATAGATTATATGTATGCGTAAATTTACAATTATCAAATAGAACTTTAGTTCCAATTTGTGTCACTTTATAACCTCTGACACAATTCATATTTGTAAAAGTTCCTCCTAGAAGCCCACTATAACTTTGGCTAACATCCTGATAAATTTGGTTATAACCTCTAACAATACCAAAATTAGATACAGTTGGATTATGAGATCTATACATCCAAATTCCACTATACATAGACGATTGCAAACCAAGCCATGTACCAGCATTAGTATCCTGAGATGACATGTCTGTATCATTCCAGCCACCACTAACTATTTGGTTGTGATCGCTACTTATATTGACGAGATCAGTAGAATAATTTTCTTGATTGCTATAGTAATCAGGTGCTGTAAAACATTCTCTTTTGTAAGTTGTTACTGTTTCTGTTGTTTCGAGTAATGGTGGAGCTGCACTAAGAGTACTAGTTGAGTGATAAGAACTATCAATTACAACAATTTTATCTAAAATTGCAGCTATCGCATACCAATTATCCATGTGTGCAGTACCTTTACCAATTACGCTTCCTAAATGTAGAGAATCAGCAGAAGATGAAGCCTTACAAGCTATAATATTATTGAGAATGATTTCATTGTTACTATGTTCCATTGCTGCATCAGCATGTAACGCAATGGATTGAATTGAAGAATTTAAATTTACACCAAAATCATGGGTGTACCATCCCCATCTGTCCGTGTCATCTCCGCATGGTGGTTTAATTGGAACCGTATGTACCGTTGTATCACCACCAGTATCAGAACAAAGACGTAATGAAAAAACATCAGCGTCAGGTTTTTGACCACTAGCGCAATAATCCCAATAGTATTTAAGGCTGATTTGTTGGTAACCACTAAGGTCTAAAGCACTATCTAGTTGAACATGAGCAACTTTTCCAGTAACACCATTTCCAGGTTTAAACTTTCTAGCAGTTCTATAACCAGCTATATGATAACTTGTTTCTCTACCTCCAGTGCCTTGCGCTATTGTCCAATCTTTATCGCCGCTAAGATCACCACCTCCATGGCACATAATATTTTTAATTGGTGAACTGGCAAGTTTTACAACATGTTGAGTTACTTTTATAGCATTACTTACAGTTGTAGTACTCCCATTTGAATCAGGAGCATTTTCTGTTCCATCTAAAGTAAAGTTATTATCATCAACTTTTGTAATTACATGAAAGCCAGTGAACATATAAGATTGACCAGAACTAGGGATATGAATAACATCACCTGTAACTAATCCATGATTAGTACAGACAGCAGTTGTCACACTACCGCTTGCCTGACCTTCAAGAGTAAGAGGGCTTTCTCCTCCTCCACCTCCTAATGGGAGTTCATTATCGTCATGGGAAGCATAAGGAACAGAAGAAGAACCTTGAGTCCAAGTTCCATTACCTAAGCTTGTTGGATCAGGTGATTTTATCCAACGAATTTCATCGCCAGTACTTCCTAAACCAATACCGCTTTTCTTTCTGTTTGCAAAACTTGTACCATTATTAGAGTCATTACCACCAACAGGATCAACATAGTAAACAGTCATTTAATTAACCTCCATAATTAGTATTTCACCCATATATCACCTACAGCTCCATCACTATTTCCAGGTGCAGAACTTGAGGCATGGATTTTTCTGACTCCTGGTGTTGCAACTGCTGTAGAGGTAACTGTGCTTACTGTGCCAAGTGTTGTGATATTTGCTGAACCAGTCCACGTTGAAACGGCTGTATTCTCGACGTTGTTTAAAGACAAGTCGGTTTTAACTTCTGCATAGCTACGACCTTCAATACCATTAGCTGTGAACTTTGCATAGTCATCATCAGCTGCATCAGCATCGTCAATTTGTACTAACTTATCGTCTGCAATTCCTACGTCAGCATTAACTGTTACTGTTCCTGAAGTACCACCACCAGTTAATCCTGTACCTGCTGTAACGCCTTCTATATCTCCACTACCACCTCCACCAGATACTGTCTGCCAAGAACAAGTACCATCACCATCTTCTCTTAAGAATTTAGTACCACCTGTTTCACCTGTTGAAAGTATTGCTGTACCTTCAGGAGTTCCTCCTCCAGACTGAGCAACCCATTCCATACCATTAGCGGTATAGCCTAAGACTTTATCTGTACCAGATGGATCAGCATGTATATCTAGCTTTGCTTCTGAAATGGTGTCATTAGCAATTTTTGCATTAGTAACAGCAAGATCAGCAATAGTTGTTGCACCATCACCTGATGAAGTTACGTCTCCAGAATGGTTTGGATGTGTATAAGAAGTTGTTTGATTTACCCATGATGTAGTTCCTGAGCCATCTGTTTTTAATACTTGATTAGCATTTCCATCATCGTCAGGGAAAGTGAATGTATAACTAGCTGCTGCACTATGAGGCGGACCCTTTATAACTATTCCATGTGAATTGTCCTCACAATTAAGAACAAATTGCCCAGAACCTTTAGTAGAATTACCTTTGAAAACAACTTTACCTGAACCATCTGGATCTAAATCAATATCACCATTAGAAGTAGAAACTATATCTTGACTATTTACATCAAGTGAACCTCCTAATTGTGGAGATGTATCACTTACAAGATCGGTTGTATTTGTATCTGTAGAAGTAAAAGTAATCTCATCATTCGTAGCATTAGTTGTAATAGTGACATTTGTTCCACCAACTAAAGTTACTGTGTCTGTTGTGGAATCAGCAGCTACTGTATCTTGACCACTAACTGCAAAGTTAGAGAAAGCATTTTGGTTTGCATCCCCACCAGCTCCAGCAGCAGCCCATTTAACACCAGTAGCTTCATTGCTATCTGCTTTAAGAATATAGCCATCAGTACCTACTGCTAAGGCTGTTGGATCACCTGACCCATCACCTACTAGTAATTCACCCTTACCATCAAGGTCAGAGTTCATTACAGCTCCAGCATTGTTGACGTTAGTTGCATTTACTGTTGCATCTGAACCATCTGCACCATCAGCTCCTGCTGGACCCTGTACACCTTGCGCTCCGGTTGCTCCTGTAGCACCTGTTTCACCTTGTGGACCTTGTGGACCTTGTGGACCTTGCGCACCATCACTACCATCAGCGCCAGCAGCACCTGTAGCACCTGTAGCACCTCTAGGAATTGTGAAATTAAATGTAGCAGCAGAGGATGATCCACTATTAGTTACTGAAGCATTTGTCCCAGGATTACCAGTAGTAGTTGTTCCTACTGCTATTGTTGCAGCGGCTCCATCAGAACCGTCAGATCCCGCTGAACCTGTATTACCTTGTGGTCCTTGTGGTCCTTGTGGTCCTTGACTACCTGTAGCTCCGTCAGCACCTGCTGCACCTGTATCTCCTTTTTCACCTTGTATACCTTGGATACCTTGAATACCTTGAATACCTTGAGCACCTGTTGCACCAGTAGCTCCCGTTGCACCTATAAGAGTAGTAGCTGATCCCCAAGCACCATCAGTTTTAGGACCATAGATATTATCGTTTGTTGTATCAAAATAGATATCTCCTTCTTTACCTAACGTATTACTAGGTGCACCGCTTCCATTATGGGTAGTTGCTTTATTCTTTGGATTAGCTGTATCACCTATCTCTTGTTCAGCATATAGATTTTGATCTTGATTATCATTTAAATCTTTTGCTCTAAATGCAGATCCAGATGCAAACACTGCCTTAGCAGATGAGACATCTGTATCTCTATAAATTAATATCTTTACATCATTTTTAGGAGCACCAGTTGCATGTTGTAGATCTGTTTCAGTTGTAGATGAAAAAGTAAGTTGTGTTCCTACTACACTATATTTAGTTGTTTCTAATGTCTTACCGTTAAGTGAGACTTTTACGTCTTCAGTTTTTATTGCAGGGAAGTTATAATTCCAGGTGGTTGAATTAGTACTTACCACATAATCAGTTGTTGATGCTGTAGTAGCCATATCTAATTTTTAATTAAATTTGTAAATCTCAACTTGTGTATAGATTTCTACTCCAGTGCTGTTTCCTACGGCGTACCCTATTTCGTAATCTTCAGTTGTAGTTTCATTTACGAAATAATGTTCGATCCGGTACTCAGTAGAACTACCAATAGTTAAATAGTGTATTCCAAAACTTTTATTACTTGCGTCACTCTCTTGATCTTGAGCAAATTCCGCTGTACCATTTTTAATAGCGGCGTCATTAGTTACATCGTATAATCTACTTTTATGTCCATCAACTCTAAAAGCAGGAGCATTCCATTTTATAAGATAAGTACCAGCTAATAAAGTAAATTTATTTGATGATAAAGTAACGAAATTGCCTGTATCAAACCTTTCTTGATTTAGATCTCTTGTTATCCATGTGTTTTCCGTAGTATTATTAATCGCACCACCACCAGTCCCTTCAGATTTCTCATCTTCTAATAAAGCCATACCTGAAAATAAACTAGGAACAGCCCAAGAATTGTCACCACGTAGAAATGTAGATGAACTCGCAGTGCCAGTAGCTGAAAGCTCAGCAATTCCTATAGCATCATCTGCTACTTTAACGTTAGTAACTGCATCAGTAGCTAAAGCTGTATCATCTACAGAACCTGGTGCATAATGTTCTGCATCAATAGAATCAGCAGCTATATGTTCAGAGTTAATAGCATCATCAGCTATCTTAGTCCCATCAACAGCATCAGCTGCAATAGCTGCAGTATCAACAGCATTATCAGCTAATTCACTAGCACCTACTGCATTAGCTGCAATTTCAGCAGCAGTAACAGCATTAGTTTCTATTTCATCGGTACCAACACTGTTATCAGCCATCATCGACTTCTCGATAACACCAGTCCTAATTACCCAATCAGTATCACTATTAACAGTAATATCATTCTTATTACCTGTAGTAATACCTCCAGATGTAGTCGTTACTAACTTAGCTTCTTCTATTGCATAGAGTGCTTGCTTTTGGTTTTCATTTAACCTTTTTGCTGTAATAGCTGAACCTGCAGTGTACTCATGTTCAGGTGTATCTATATTTGTATTACGATATAGTTTTACATTATCTGTACCAGTTGCAGGAGCTGTTGTAAAAGTAACTGTGTCTCCAGAAATTGTATAATCCGTGCCAACAGTTTTAGTTACTCCACCTACTGATACACCTATATCTGCATGTGTTAAGTATGGGAATGTTATATCGAATGTAGTTCTATTACCCTCACTCGGTCCTTCCCCGTCATACGTCTGTTCTGTTGCCATGGTTATCTAGTTGGTAATATGTATTCAGGGTAAGCATCTTCGGTTAACTGATCTATATTACCTGCTTTTTGGTTATAGTCAGAGTTGATCTTCTCATATTCACGTTCTCTAATACCAGCTCTCATTTCATCAGGTAAGTTATCCTCTGCTACTCGCTTAGCTTGAGCATAAGCTTGTTGTAACCTAGAATAAATATTAGCATACTTAGCAGTATCTAGTACTTCAGATGAAACTAAACCTTGTCTTTGAGCACGTATAATATTAACAAAACCTTTAATACCATTATATTCTAATCTATTAGCATCTCTCATTATCTCACGTATCTTCTCTTGATAGATACCCATTTCACCTATCTTACTATTGATAGCTGCTATTTCATGGTTCTCTAAGACAACACCCCTTTGACTCATATTCATAGTAGGTGAACTATTGAATTCAATGTCAATAAGGAACTGTCGTTCTTTAGAAGGCTTATCATGGATCTTGATTGGACCCATGTTAAATAAACGTATAAAGAAGTTTTCTTGATAACCAACAGGTTTACCATCAATAGGATCTACTACAGGAGGTAAAGCACGTTCAGGATCAAAAGCATCTAACCAAGCATTCCTATTCCGTAAGTTATTTTCAAACTCACTTCTTAGTTGTCTT